GGTAACGACGAGATCCTAGAGGTCATCGACGCAAAGCCGGGTGACGTGTACAACACGGTGACGGGCGCGATCTACAAGAGCAAGGAAGGCTGCAAAGTCATCCCTTGTCACTACGAGCGTCGGTTCTTGATGTGGGCACCACGGGGCTCAGGCTCTGGCGCACCACTGCAGAACTACGGTATCGAAGACGAGCGCCCGGAAACGAAGCGTGACGATAGCGACAACAAAGACTACGTGGTCGGTGGTGAAGGTGAGTACCTTGAAGAAACTCATCAGCACTATGTTGTTGTCGTAGAAGACGACGGCACGTTCAGCACTGCGTTGATCCCAATGAAATCCACGCAACTCAAGAAGAGTCGCAAGTGGAACAGCATGATTGCGTCACGCACCATGCTCAATGCGAAGGGTCAGGCGTTTCAGCCGCCGCGTTTTTCACATGTGTACAAGATGTCCACCATCAAAGAAGAGAACTCCAAGGGTTCTTGGCATGGTTGGAACATCGAACTGGACGGTCAGGTTGAGGACGCGAATGTCTACCGGTCTGCTAAAGCGTTCTACGAATCCATTCGTGGTGGAGAAGTAACGGTCAAGCACACTGCTGACACTCAACAAACAGAAGGGGCTGACCCTTTCTAACCGCTGTAGGCAACCCGGTGTCTCTAGGCCCTGCATATCGTTCTCAGCCGCAGGGCCGACCGGGACCTTGGAATAATAGATGATAGATAAGTTTTCAACGATTTTCGATGGACTGCGGCTGGCCTACGGCACGTTTAAGATCGAAGATCGCAACGCAAAAGGCAAAGCCACCGGTAAAGCGATGATCGTTCGTGAAGAGCGGACGCAAGAAACGTGGCAAATGCACCTTGATGGCACGCAGTCTGTCGGGATCATCCCGATCAACGAAGACAACCAATGCCGCTGGGGTTGTATCGACATAGACGAATACAACTTCGACCACACCGCACTGATCAACAAGCTCAAGAATCTGAAGCTGCCGCTAGTGGTCTGTAGGAGCAAATCTGGCGGCGCTCACGTGTTTTTATTTACAGACGACTTCATACCTGCCAAAGACATGCAAGACGTCTTAACGCGCCTCTCCGTCGGTCTGGGGTACGGTGGCAGTGAGATCTTTCCAAAACAGATTGCATTGAACCTAGATCGTGGCGATGTCGGCAACTTTTTGAACATGCCGTACTTCGATCACGAAAACAGCTTGCGGTACGCTTTTAAGCCAGACAGTAGTGCAGCCACCATAGAAGAGTTCTTCGAACTGGTTGCGGAGAACGTCCAGACACGCGAGCAAGCGTTAGCTTTGATCGTTGAGCAGGACAGTAGCCTGCCGATACAGGACGGCCCGCCGTGCCTGCAGACACTGTGTAAAGACGGCATAGGTGAAGGCGCCCGCAACAATGGCTTGTTTAACGTCGGTGTGTACCTACGAAAGGCGTTTCCGGACACATGGGAGTCCGAGATTCTGCAGCACAACATGCAGTTTATTCATCCACCGCTGCCCTTGGGCGAGGTCAACTCCGTTGCCAAGCAGTTGCTGCGCAAAGACTACGCCTACAAATGCAAAGACGCCCCGATCAACTCGGTCTGCAACAAAGAACTGTGCATGACTCGTAAGTTTGGGATTGAGGCGGTGGTGTCTGGCGTGCAGATTGCCAACCTACGAAAGTACAACTCGGTGCCGCCGGTCTGGTTTTTGGACGTTGAGGGCAAGCCACTTGAGATGGGCACAGACGATCTGTTGAACCAAATGGCGTTTCAGCGGGCATGCGTCGAGCAGCTTAACTTCTACCCTCGCACGATGAAGAAAGACATGTGGGAGACACGGATCAACGCTTTGCTGACTGAGATGCAAGAGACAGACGGTTCTATCATCGAAGTGTCAGAGGACGTAAGCGTCAACGGCATCTTCAATGAGCACTTGGAAGAGTTTTGTACTGGGCACCAAGCGGCGGAAGAGAAAGAACAGATCCTGCTCAAGCGCCCTTGGACAGACGAAGAGAAGAACGAGACATACTTCCGACTCAAAGATCTGGAAGGTCACCTGCTCAAGGCCAATTTCAAGCATTTCAAGACGCACCAGATTGCACAGCGCCTGCGAGACATCAACGGTGAAGCCACGCAGCTACGGATTCAAAGCAAGGTCGTGCGGCTGTGGAAGATCCCAGCGCACAAGGTTACAAAGACGGTCATACGCGACCCACGGTTCACAGTAGATGAAGAGGTTCCGTTTTGAAGATTGACAAAGGCGTCGACATTCCACCCAACGCGGGTTGGGGTCGCTGGGTTAGCTTGGTCAAAGATATGAAGGTTGGCGACAGCATTGAAGTGCCAGACGGCAAAGAGCGTAACGCCCTGCGCAAAGCGATGGTAGATGCAGGTTACAAGGTTGTGCAGCGCAAGAACCATGAAGACTCAACGGAAGATCAGGTCCTGATCCGACTATGGCGAGTTAGCTGATGCAGCGCATCTTCGGCCCACCCGGTACAGGCAAGACAACTACACTGCTCAATTTAGTCGACAAAGCTTTGTCTGACGGTGTGCCACCGACACAGATCGCCTTCTTCGCGTTTACACGTAAAGCCGCCACAGAAGCAAAAGAGCGGGCTGCCGCACGTTTCAATCTTGATCCAAAGACTGACCTGCCTTTTTTTCGAACCATCCACAGTCTGGCGTTTCATCTGACCGGACTGAAGTCTGAGCAGTTGATGACCGCGCAGCACTATCGCGAGGTCGAGCGCAAGATTGGCATCGCGTTGGTCAGCGGTGACGTCCAAATGTATGAGGTCGAAGAGGATCTTAGTAACAGCCTGCGCAAAGAGTCACCGATCTTACGATTGATCACACTGTCTCGGCTCAAGAAGTCAGAGCTACAGACTGAATACAATGCCAGCGACCTAGAGTACACGTGGCTTGAAGTGGATTACGCAGCACGGGCCTTGGCCCAGTACAAGAAAGAGTTTGGCGTCTACGACTACACAGACATGCTTGAGCTCTTCGCACGCTCGGCCCATGAGGTGTGCCCGTCGTTCAAGCTTTCTATGCTGGACGAAGCGCAGGATCTAAGCCCGCTGCAGTGGGACATAGCCCACGCGATCGATGAAAAGTCAGAGCGGATGTACTGTGCGGGCGATGACGATCAGGCGATCTACAAGTGGAGTGGCGCCGACGTCGATCATTTCATCAACCTGCCCGGCGGCAGCGAGGTGCTAGAACAAAGCTTCCGCATCCCGCGTCTTGTACACGAAGTGGCTGACCGGATCTCTCGACGCATCAAGCATCGCTTTCCAAAGTCGTACCTGCCGAAAACAGAAGAAGGTCGCATACAAAACATCAGTACCTTTGCAGAACTGGACATGGCCCACGGCTCTTGGCTGTTCTTGTCGCAGGCTCAGTATTTCCTGCACCCGGTGCGCGACCATCTCAAAAGCCAAGGCTATTTCTTTGAGATACAAGGGCGGCAAAGTTTACGACTCAAGGTGCGCGAAGCCCTTGAGGCATGGCGCACGTTGCAGCGTGGCAACCCGATCACGTACGATCTGGCAAAGGTGCTGTACAGTTATATGACAGGCAATGGCGTGCGTGTTGCACGCGGTCACAAAAAGATTCTTGGGGAAGAAGACGATACGTTCACGTTTGAAGAGTTGCGGGACAACAATGGGTTGTTGGCAACGCTTGATATGGCGTGGAACGAGGCGCTGGACAAAGTACCGGGTGTTGACGTCGCGTATGTCAACGCACTGGTACGCCGAGGCGAAGACCTCACAGCACCTCCCCGTATCAAACTAAGCACAATACACGGCGCAAAGGGCGGTGAAGCAGATAACGTGGTGTTGTTTACGGATTTGACGGTCGCTGCAGAGCGATCGATGGATGATGATCCGGATAGCATGCACCGCGTGTTCTATGTTGCGGTTACACGCACAAAGAAGAACCTGTTCACTGTTCTGCCAGAAAACTTTTATCGGAGCTACACGTTATGAGCGATTACTTTGAAGTCAGTGTCGGTGACCGTAAAGAGAAGGTCTATTACAAAGACATTCCAAACGGGTCCGCAGGCATGTTACACGACATGGTAAACCAGCCGCCTCATTACGCAGACTCCGAGATCGAATGCATAGACGCGATGGTGGCTGCCTTCGGGCGCGAAGCCGTCGCCACTTACTGTCGAATTGCCGCGTTCAAGTATATATGGCGTGCAGGCAAGAAATTTGATGCAGAAGAAGATTTAAAAAAAGCCATCTGGTATTTGCGCTTCACCTATGAAGATCCCCGGAGTGACTGATGCAAAAAGAAACACGCTTGCAGTTTCCGCTGTTTACACCAAACGCGGAATGGACTGCACCGTTTGAGCTCAAAGACCTAACCGACGCGAAAGAGATCGCGATCGACTTAGAGACACGTGACCCACACTTAAAAGAATACGGTCCCGGCTGGCCTCGTAAAGATGGTGACGTCGTGGGTATCGCAGTCGCAACCGAAGGCTGGGAAGCCTATTACCCGATCGCACACCTTGGTGGCGGCAACCTCGACAAGAACGTCGTGCTGCGCTGGCTGAAGAAGCAGTTATCCACAGGTTGTCCCAAGATCATGCACAACGCACCGTATGACTTAGGCTGGCTGAAAGCTTTAGACATCCCGGTCAACGGCCCGATCATCGACACGATGATCATGGCTGCGTTACTGGACGAGAACCGCTACAGCTACAGTCTGAACGCCCTGTCCTACGACTATTTGGGCGAAGCCAAGTCAGAGAAGCTACTGACCCAAGCGGCAGTAGACTTTGGTGTCGATCCAAAAGCCGAGCTCTGGAAGCTGCCAAGCCAGTTCGTCGGGCCCTATGCGGAGATGGACGCACGATTAGCCTTTGATCTGTATAAGTTTTTTAAGCTGGAGATTGCCAAGCAAGACCTCAACACGGTCTGGGATCTTGAAACACGGCTCACGCCCTGCCTGATCGACATGACCTTTCGGGGTATTCGGGTCGACATGGATCGCTGCGAGCGTACGAAGCAGGCGCTGATCAAGCGCGAGAAGGCAGTACTTAAAAAGATCGAAGCGCAGGCCGGTGGCGAGGTAGAGATCTGGGCGGCAGCGTCGCTGTCTAAAGCGTTCGACAAACTCAATATCAAATACCCACGCACCGCGACCGGGCAGCCGTCGTTCACAAAGTCGTTCTTGAGCGAGAACCCGCACGAATTTGCAAAGCAGGTCGTCGAGGCGCGCAACCTCAACAAGGTCCAAGGCACGTTTGTGTCGTCGATCATGCGGTACGTGTCCAAAGAAGGACGTATACATGGTCACATCAACCAGTTGAGATCCGACGACGGGGGTACGGTCAGCGGGCGCCTGTCCATGTCCAACCCCAATCTTCAACAAATCCCGGCTCGCGATCCCGAACTGGGACCTATGATTCGCAGTCTGTTCCTGCCAGAAGAAGATGAGCAGTGGGCTGCAATCGACTTTTCGCAGCAAGAACCACGGATCTTGGTGCATTACGCACAGATCTTCGGCAAGTGGAAAAGCAGGCCGCTGGGCGGTGCTCAAGAGTTTGTAGACGCCTACAATGACGATCCAGACACAGACTTCCACACAATGGTCGCTGAAATGGCTCAAATACCTCGTAAGCAGGCCAAAGTCGTCAATCTGGGCATGATGTACGGGATGGGAGTCAACAAGCTGGCAGACCAGCTAGACGTCGACGTCGACACTGCCAAAGAAATCACAAAGCAGTACCACAGTCGCGTGCCTTTCGTTAAAGAACTCATGTCTGGCGTGTCACGGGCCGTGGACCAGAAAGACGACGGGTCGATCCGTAGTCTCAAGGGACGCAAATGCCGGTTCGATATGTTTGAGCCGCTGGGCTACGAACTGAAGAAAGCATTGCCTAAGAAAGAAGCACGGGCGCAGTACGGCGACACAACGCCCCTGCGGCGTGCCTATACCTACAAAGCTTTGAATCGTCTGATACAGGCGTCTGCTGCCGATATGACCAAGCAAGCGATGGTCGATCTATATGAAGCCGGTGAGCGTCCGCTACTGCAGGTTCACGATGAACTGGGCTGCAGTGTGCGCAATCTAGCGCATGCAAAGAAGATCCGAGAGGTGATGGAGCGTGCGGTAGGGCTAGAAGTGCCTAACAAATGCGACATTGACCTTGGGCCAAGCTGGGGTGAAGCGGTAGAGGTATAACCCGTCTTAGGCTGCACGGACGGGGCGTGCTGACAGAAATGCAATTATCTTAATGCATCCTTAGCCTTTTCTACCTTCGGCCACGCGGGTAGAACGCGTCCAATCAGAGCTTGATGGTACCAAGCCGGGGGCCTAAACCGTAACGCAGCGGCAGATTAGGTGTGGCCCAAACTGCCTGCAAAACTTTATTACTTTNAAACCGTTGGATGACTCTGGACAATGAACAGCGTCCGGTCCTAGCTGATCCCAATACGTTTTAGTCGTTGGGGCTACGCAGCCCGTTAAAAAAAGTAAAACCCCGCCTATCAGCCACACGGACGGGGGACGTGTTGGAAGGCCGTGATGTTGCCTTGGCTTGAAGTGGAGACGGGTGTTAGAGCCCGTCAATCAAGTACACCAAGATCCCGCGCCTCTTGCAAGCGGTCTTCTTGCCATTCTTTNAATATTTTGCGTAGCTGACCACTAATNGAGCGGTCTTCTTCAAACGCGATTTTTTTGATGTCCCGGTAGACCTCNACAGGCACCAGAACCGATTTCCATTTAGATGTATCCATGCGCTATTCTCTTACTATATAAGATGATATGTCAAGATATATCGGGCTTACGGGCTTCATGTAGCGTCTGAGGCCACCCGGCGCTTGGGTCACGGATTTCTAGCGAGTAAAAGTCTTGTCCGAGGTGTTTACGCGCCTCTGTCGTGGCAATCTTCACTGCTTCCTCTGTGCTTTCTGCGTCACACGCAAAAAACTTGCGTGTGGTAATCAAGATCTCAAGATCGTGATGCTTCATAAACCTTCACCGTTCAGATACTTGTTATGGCTTTGCAATGCGACAGAGTCCATAGGCATCGATCGCATCGTCATACCAATGATTTTGTTCTTCTCAAACTTACTTTCGACTGCGTCGTTGATCTGTTTCAACGTCAAGCCTTGGTAAACCTCAGTCTTGTACATGTTCGAAGGTTCTTGAAACGTCAAGATCATCTCCCAATTTCGTTGTGCGTTCATATGACTTCTACTCCAATCATAAAAAACAAAAAAATCGCCATGCAGTCGTAACCACAACGATCCCAAGCTTTAGTCACACGACTCACAATGTAGTCTTTTGCCGTCTTCATCTTCGACCTCAAAAAGTGGCTCGCCACAATCGTCACATAAAACTTCGTCGTCGTCATATGGGTTATGAAAGCTTGAATCTGGACGTTCAATCATTCTTTTCCCGACTCTTCCAATTGCGCCGCTGTACATTCTGAGTAATGAACTGTCGATGTTTTGTTGTACCGAACCAGTTTCCGGCCTTGATCAGTCGGATAATCACCGTTTCGTAGGTGCATCTGCCGCCCGGCCCGACTATCCGTAAACCGAGGTTTCGAATTTCCCGTACCGTTTTACCATCTAAGAAAGCCGACCACTCTTGATCGTACACAAGATAGCCGTTTGATTTTTTGGGCGGCGGTTTCTTTTGAAGATCGACCTGACCATTGTTGATGAACCGCAGCACTACCGAATAACACAGGTTTTCCCAATCGTCGATTGTGTAAGACGCAAACCGACTCAAATCGAAAAACGTCTGATCCAAATCTTCGACCGGGTTTTCTTCTACATACTCAGCAATTTGTTCCTCTACGGACGGTTCTGGCTCCGGGGCCTTCTCAGGCTGTATCGGGACGACCGTCCGCTTGGACTTTTTTGGCTGTGGCCCCTCTTCATAGACCATGACGTCCATCGCGTCGCGCCCGTCTAAAAAGATCAGGCGCTTCACTTTGACGTCAGCCACTTCCGCACCTTCATGGTACGTCCAGCGGTGCGCTTGCTTCAGTTCCTTTAACTCAGCGTTAAAGACTTGGTCATTGCCGAGGTTGCCCATCCATATAGCCTGTATGACATGTCCCCGGATCTGCCTCTCTTCAAGCTCAATAATCTCCCAGTACCGTTCGACGTTCTCAGGCTCCGGGCGCTTGTCGGTGAACTCAAAGATCATGCCTTCGCGTAGCTGGTGATATTTCATCCGACTTCTCCATCCAGAGCGAACTGAACCTGCACTTCTACCTCTTCATCAGGAAACTGGCCGACACTGTTGTAGAACTCTTGGATCTGCCCCGCCAACCAAATCACGCGGTTCGTTTTTTCAAGGTGTTCTTGCTTCTGCCGACGACGAAACTGGTCACGGTCTTCGATCAAAAAGTCTTGCTCGCTTAACACCTGTATCTCTGTTTCGATCTCCGGGTGATGCCAATGCTGGCCATACTCGTTTTCTTTCACCAGTTCCCAGTGCGGTGAAACTTTATAGGTGTACTGATTACCCGATTCCTCACAGCGATAAGTCTCGGGCAGTTTGGTGTTCCAGCGCATACCGCCGGTCAGGTCCGGAAAGGGAATCGTGCAGACCCTGCACTTGGGCATCCGATCGAAGTCACTGTCGTACCCCGTCGTATAAACCGTTATGTACGCATCCGACGCTGACATCCAGTACGCGTTGTCGGGATGCACCGTCTGATACTTGTCCGCATGGTCAGGGTCTTGCATTTCAATGTTTTCTAACTGCTCGCGCTGCCGCACAAATTTCGACCGCAAGCTTTCTTTATCAAGGCGTTGACTTTCGATCGTTCTGTCTTTGCACTTGATGAGCTTTTTCTGATTAACAACCTTTTTCTCAAGCTTTTCGACCTGCTTGACCAATTCAGCTTTCGTTGGTGCTTTCATCACTTTCTCCTAATAAAAAATTACACAAGGCCTGACCTTTGGCCAAGCCCACTTCTGTTTCAGACAACCCAAGGGTCGCCTGTTTCTCTGCACCACAGATGCGGCGCAAAAACCTTAGTCGATTCTTGTCTTCAGACGTTCGATTCGGCTTGCTCTGCAACTGCAATAGCTCGGTATGCACGTCGATAGAATCTTCAAACTTCATTGTTACGTTTCCTTCCCGGCACGTACGACAAGCGCACGTCGACCTTTACAATGTCTTTGCGATACACAAAGTTTTCCTGCATCGCCTTTTGAATCAGCGGCACAACGCTCTGCGCGTCGAACACGTCATCACCGTCGTCGGACAACACTTCGATCCACATCATGCGTGGCACTACACGGCGCCGTTTCATTTACTCAACTCCTTCACCGCGACCTCTACTTCACGCAGCTTGCGCTTTAGGGCTCGGACTTCTTTTAAAAGTTCGTCAAGCACGGCCCGCGAGTCTTGGACCAAATCCATAAACTCACGGGCCTCGGCCTCGTCTAACTCAACACGGACCTCGATGCGCTTCACTTTGACCGCTCCTCTATCGCGTCGATTTTTTCTTGGATTGCTTCGCGTTCGCTTTCTTGCTTTGCGATCTCAAGATCCGTGATCGCGTGCGCCTGCTCAACACCGATTACCTCGGCCAGTTGCTCCAAGGCACCTTGCAAGTACTCCCGTTGCTTCGGGTCTTTGGTTCGCGCTAGATCGCGCAGCGTGGCGCGGTACACAAGGCAGTCGCGCATATAAAGGTCTAGTTCAGGTTCCATCATATTCTCCGTCCAAGATTCGATTGCCTTTTTCGGCAAGTTGAGAAATGCGCTCTAGGTTCTTCTGTAAGTCTTCAAAGGCCGGGTGTTCTTCCTTAAGACACTGTTTGCCAAAGTAGCTCACTACTTCTACGCGACTGTTGATTTCAGAAAAACAGTCTTCCAAAAAAACCATTTGGCTTTGCAATTTATATTTCATCACGTTCTCCACTGAGGGGTAAGCGAGATTACGGGATGTTGCATACGGATGCAATACCCTTTATCCTAAATTTTCGTATCAGGAGAAATTTATGAAGTGGATTAAGCAAAAGTTGTGGTTGATGAAGTATCGGTGGATCAGTTTTAAAACTGGCCCCAAGCCATGGAGCAAACCCCGTCGTTGGCATCGACGCAACCCTTGGTTTGGCGGCGGCAGCGAGCAAGATAAAACGATGACGATGACAGCTTTTGGTTTGCATTCCGAAGCGATGGAGATGGGGTTAGATGCAGAGGACCAGCTTTACTACGAATATCTCGACGGTCATATGCGGCAGCGGTTCCCAGAGTATCCGTGGAAAAATTAAAAAAAGGGGCCGAAGCCCCTACTGCTCATGCCACGCGTGGCGGTTGAAGAAGGCAACGATGCCTTCTTTGGTGGCCGGGAAGTCACACGTGTGCTTGTCGATCTTAAGATGGTCGCCG